GGTGATAAAAGTTCAAGAAGTTCAAAAGGTCAAAACTTATTTGATATATACCAAACACGTTCTTATACATGTGAAGTTGAAGGTTTTGGTAATATGATGATTCAACCAATGAGTTATTTTGAACTAACAAACGTACCAATGTTTAGAGGTCTTTATTTAATTACAAAAGTTAATCACACTGTGGAACCTAACAATGTTAAAACAAAATTCACTGGTGTTAGAGTACCTAGGATTACAATACCTATTGTAACTGAGGCTTATACTGCTATGAATATATCTAGTGAGGTTACTAAAAAAGGTAATACCAAAACAACTGATTCAGTCTTTGATAAGTATGGGTTAGAACCTTATGACCCTAATAATACACAATCACAAGTTCAAAATACCAATTCAAATGGTACTAGTCCTAATACAACTAATAGTACTTCTGTAACAACTAGAGACCCTAACACGGTTAGTGGGATAATAATAACTGAATAATTAATTATATGGCAACAACATCACCTTTAGGTAATATTAAAAAAGAAGATTTTTCTATACTAACTGATTTTATTAATTCTACACCCTCGACTCCTAAAAAAAGTTTTGGTACTAATAAAACAGTTGATACGATAGTTATCCATTGGACGGCCGGAGCTGATTTAAAATCAGACATATCTCATATCAGGACAACTGGTCTTGGTTATCACTTTATAATAGATAAAGATGGTAAGTCATATGGACCACAAGGGTTATACGTGAATCAATATAGTATTGGTATATCATTCACTAATAGTGCGAGTGGTATAAAAAGTGATGAATGGAATCCACAGAGATTAGGTGCTATAAAAGATTTAGTTTTAGATTTGAAAAAGGCTGTACCAACCCTAAAATGGATAACTGGTCATCATTGGATTTCACCTAGAAGAAAAACTGACCCGTATACGTTCCCTTTTAATTCATTCATAATGGACTCCGATATAAACGCGGCTGGATATAAACTATGGAAAACGGGACAAAGTCCGTTTCCAAACGGGTTAGATGATTGTAAATGTATAAAAAAGGATTCCGCTAATAGATGTATAGAGTCAACTGGTAAATGTAGTCAATTTACCCAAGTAATTAACGGTGTCACATACACATTCGACTATGGACCAAACAGATTAACATCCGCGGTTAATAATTTAATTGATAATGATACAGCCTTTATTTCGGATTTTGATGGTAACTAATCACTTCTATTTTCCTTTATCCTAAATTATTACTATATTTGGGACATGATTGTAGGTAATATCATAAATTGTAATGAAGAAATTGACGAAAGATATTTTAATTGTTTTTCAATTGAGGAATTCTTAAATACAGACATTGTAAAAGACGACAAAATGAGGTTACCTACATTAATTGTTGGTTGGGATGTAGTTAAAAAAAACTTTGGTGATGTAAGTATATTAAGTAAGGTTATTAGTGAACCTGAGGAAAATGGTTTGGGTGGTATTTACTGGACTTTTTCTAAGGCTGAAAAAAGAGGGATATATGAAGAAAACCTAAAAGAGTTTAAAGAAAAATGTTACGAAGACTATGTTAAAAACATAAAAACGTACAATATAGACCCTATTGTTTACAATATAAACACTACCGAAGAACTATGTGAGAAATTATCTAACTTATCGGGTGGTGTTGGATATTTATTTCAAGGGAGGATAGTATATATCTATAAGGAAAATTCAATTTTTATGGTTGACCTAGACTTAATAAAGTTTGTAGGTTTTGATTTTGGTTTTATTTTGAAATTTCTTATGGATAATTTAAGTGTGTTTAGTGAAGATTTAGAAGAAGATTTCACTGAAGAATTAAAACACTTAGATATAAAATATGTCCCTTACTTGAAATATAAAAATGCAACATAAAATATTATTATTAGCTTCTTTTGTTGATAAAAACGACATACATAAATTTTTATTTAACTTAAAAGAAAACCACAACGTAGAACCCGATAAGGTTTTTATATTTGAATTATCCGATAAAGATTACTTATTAACCTATAAAATAAAAGTAGAGGTTGGAAATAAATTCAATATAAAAAAAGAACTACCTAAAACAATCCAAATACATAAAAAACAAAAAACATTCTTTACAATAAATGCTTTGAATAAACTTATTGAAAGGGATTGTGATTTGGAATCTGGAAACGTAAACCATAAAAAATTTACTGTGGATTGGTCTAATTACGAAGATACAATAATACTCATAAAAAAAGACAATTTAGAAATCACAAATATTAGTCGTGTATTTTTATCTAATTAGTGATATTTATATAAAAAGAATAGATATGATTAACGATAAAAATACTGATAAAGAAAAAGAACTTAACGCTAAGTTAAACAATTTTCTTAAACAAGACTGTAAAGGTGAGGAGTGTGTTATTAATGACGAACAAGAAATCGTTAAAAGAGAAAATAAAAAAATCATCACTAATGATGGTAGACAACTATTAAGTGAATATACAACAAGATAATTATGGCAGATAAAAAACAACTATCAGAAGACCTTAAAAGGTTTAACGCTATCATGGGTTACGATGTAACTGGTAAGAAAAAATTAAATGAAGCACCTGAAGATGAAGAGGGTGGTGATGAGTTTGATTTTGCTGATGAAACACCAGCAGCTGACGAAGAAGGTGGCGAAGAAGACAATGCTGATTTTGATTTTGGTGATGAAGGTTCACCTGAAGATGAAGAAGGTGGTGAAACAGAAGATGAGTTTGGAACTGCTGATGAATTTAGTGCTGCTGATGATATTGAGTCAGACGAAGAAGTTGAAGAGATTGATGTTACTGATATAGTTAAAGGTTCTGAAGAAGCTAAAGAAACTGCTGAATTAGCAGCACAAGCTTCACAAGAAACAACAACATATGTTAAAGATATGGCTGATAAGTTGTCAAACCTTGAAGCTCAATTAGCTAAGATGGATTCTATTATGGATAAAGTATCTAAGATTGAATCAGACATTAAAACACCTGAAGAACAATTACAATTACGTTCATTAGATTCTTATCCGTTTAATATGAAACTTACTGACTATTGGGAAGAAAAAGCACAAACTAACCCAAGATATAAAGTCGCTGATGACGAAGAAGAACAAGTTTATAAAATTAAACCAGAAGATTTAACGGATTATAGTGAAATGGATATTAAAAATTCATTCAATCCTGAGGCTTGATAAAAAATAAAAAAACCATTATAAGGGGTAAAATTTAAAAGCTTTTACCCCTTTTTTTATGCTCAAAAACTATTGATTTTTCAACTATGTGAGAGTATATTTAAGATATGTTTAATTTAAACGTGTAGATAAAATAATTTAATAATTAAAAACAAAAAAAACACAAAATGAGTAACATTTTAGATTCAATCAGAGCTCAGTATGAGCAAAACAAACAAGGACAACAATCGTTTGATAACGGTACAGATTTCTCTAAGTATTTCGCTGTAAGATTAGAAGAAGGTGATGATAGTGGTGAGAGTACTATTAGATTGATGCCGACAAAAGACGGAGCGTCTCCATTTGAAGAAGGACATTGGCACAGTATCCAAGTAGGTGGTAAATGGAGAAAATTATACTGTAGAAAACATAACGACGGAGAACACTGTCCATTATGTGAAATTGAGGCTGAGTTAAAAGCTACAGGTTCAGAAGAAGACAAAAAAATCTCAAAACAATTCAAAGCTAAGAAATTTTACATTGTTAGAGTTATTGATAGAGCTAACGAACAAGATGGTGTTAAATTTTGGAGATTCCCACACAACTGGAAAGGTGAAGGTGCTTTAGACAAAATGATTCCTATCTTTACTAAAAAAGGTGACATCACATTACCTAGAGAGGGTAGAGATTTAGTTCTTATCTTAGGAAGAGATGATAAGAAATATACTAAAATCACTTCCATCATGTCTGAAGATGTTTCATTATTGACTGAGGACGCTACAAAAGCTAAAGCTTGGTTAGCTGATACTACAACATGGAAAGACATTTACAAAGCACAACCTGTTGAGTATTTAGAAATTATCGCTAACGGTGATACACCTGTATGGGATAAAGGTTTACAAAAATTCGTAGCTAAAGGTGAAGAAGGTGAGGTTGAGTTTTCTTACAACAAAACAGAAACAAAAACTGAAGAAGTGACAGCTGAGGCTGAAACAACAACTTCAAAAAATAACGAAGACGAATTACCATTCTAAAATAAAAAAACATGGCTAAAACAAGTATTAAAAAGAAGAGTTTTTCTTTAAGTTCATTAAAGAAATCTCATAGTAGTAAAACAAAGTATAAACCGACACAATTTTTTGATATCGGTGAAGCTTTCCATAAAGCGAGTGGATTACCAGGACCAGTGATGCACAACATCAATATGTTCTTAGGACACTCTAACTCGTCTAAAACTACAGCTTTAATTGGTTCAGCCGTGTCAGCAATTAAAAAAGGATACTTACCCGTGTTTTGTATAACTGAGAGAAAATGGTCTTGGGATTATTGTACAAAACTAGGGTTGGAATCCCAATTTATTGAGGATGAAGATGGTAATGAAGTTGTTGATGGAATGTTTTTATTTAATGACGACTTCCAAACTATTGAACAAGTAACGGATTACGTAAATGAATTATTAGATATCCAAGAAAAAGATGGGATGCCTGAAGGACCTGATGGTGAACCATTAAAAGGTTATTTATTTTTATGGGATTCAGTAGGTTCAATACCATGTCAAATGACATTTGAAGGAAAGGGTGGTTCAATGCATAACGCGAGAGTGTTGGCTGATAAAATCGGTATGGGTTTAACATCTAGAATTACAAATTCTAAAAGAGAAGATTACCCTTACGATAACACTATGGTTATTGTAAATCAACCATGGGTTGAACTACCTGACAATCCTTTCGGACAACCTAAGATTAAAGCGAAAGGTGGTGAAGCAATTTGGTTGAATTCAGCTTTGGTATTCTTATTCGGGAATCAAAAGAATTCAGGTATATCACAATTGGACGCTACAAAAGACGGAAGAAAGGTAGCTTTCGCTACTAAAACTAAAGTATCTATCTTAAAGAACCACGTAAATGGTTTGGGTTATAAAGATGGTAAAATCATCGCGACACCACATGGATACATTGAAGACACACCAAACTCCATTAAAAAATATAAAGAAGATTACGCTGAATATTGGAAAGAGATTATGGGTGGTGAATTCAGTTTGAAAGAAGGTCCAAAGTCTAAAAACGATGAGGACGATATGGACGGAGTAGAAGGACTTATTTAATTTTTTAAATAAAAAAAATGAGATTAGATTACGAAAAATTTAAAGAACTTAGCTTGGGTTCCCTTAATGAACAAGGGGACCAGTTAGGTTGTTTTTGGGTTATACAATCAGCTGTTGAAGGATATTTTAATGGTGATGGTAATATAAACCAAAAACAAATAAATCTATTAAAAGAATTAGGTGTCTTAATTGATACCGAAGAAGAAAAGAAAACCGATTTGTTGAACCATAAGTTTACAACAAATGGGTAGACCAGTAAAAAAATACACAACACTACTTATTGACGGTAATGTTCTTATGAAACGTTCTTATAACGGGGCTAAACACCTGTTTTATAAGGGTGAACACATAGGGGGACTTTACCAATTCTACGCCACCCTAAGGATGTTGACAATTCAATTAAAAATTAATAAAATTGTTATCATGTGGGATGGTGAACGTGGTGGTACACTACGTTTAGATTACTACCCTGAATACAAAGGAAACAGACCAAAATTTTTTGACGAGTCTTACGAAAGACAAAAAATAAGAGTTCAAATGTACGCAGAGGATTTATCTATTAGACAATATTCACACGATGATTGTGAATCGGATGATTTATTAGCTTATTATTCATTAAACAAAAAAAGTAATGAAGAAGTTATAATCTACACTAATGATAGAGACTTGTGTCAGATGATTACCGAAGAAGTTTCAATTTACTTAGCCGACAAAAAACAGTTGGTTGGTATTGGGAACTATAATTGGCATTTTGAACATTATTATGAAAACGCTGGATTAGTTAAAATCATTGAGGGGTGTTCTTCCGATTATATTAAGGGTGTAACTGGGGTGACTGAAAAAACTTTGTTGGAACACTTTCCTGAAATAAAAGAACGAAAAGTTACTTTAAATGAGGTTAGAGAGAAAGCAAGGGAATTACAGGAGTCTCGTGAGAAACCACTAAAAGTTTTAGAAAACATTATTGAGGGACATTCAAAGGGACCACACAGAGGGGACTTTTATGAGGTAAATGAAAAAATAATAAACTTACATAATCCTTTATTACCTGACGAGGCTAAAGAAGAAGTGATAGGTTTAATTGAATTACCACTAGACCCTGAAGGTAGAGACTATAAGAATGTCCTAAAAATGATGTTAGAAGATGGTGTTATGTTAAATATACCTGGTGGAGTTGACGGTTATGTTAGTTGGATGGAACCGTTTGTTAAATTATTAAAAAAAGAAAAAGTTAAATTTAAAAAAAGAAAAAAATGAAAAAGTTTGAATTTGTATTGTACATCAACGGAAATATTATTTGCCAAAGATATTTCTCAATCAGAAATTATAAAAAAGAGGTTTTAAGGTCAATGGACTTAAAATGGTGTATTGATGATTGTGTTCATATTATTGAGTCTGATTTAAAAGATAAATCAGTTGATTATTTATACAAACAATACAACCCTTTTGAAAAACAGACTCAAGAACAAGTGGACTTAACTAAAAAAGATTTGTTACAAAAAGAGGATGTATATCACTTTGAAATTAAAGTTGATAATAGAGTTGTATCACAAAAAAGCTTCACAGGAAACATCTATCCACAAAGAGTTAGATATAGTGTTGATGTTAGGTCTTTGATTCCTAGACTCATTTCACACATCCAAGAAGTATTTTCTCAAGAAAATTTTACTGTGGAATATAGCGGAATTGAACTGTAATTTCTATTTATTATTAAACAAAAAAGCTGGTAAAGTTATGAGTAAAAATGTTACGTTAGGATACTTAGGATATTCGTTTCAACAAGAGTTGATAAATCAAATTTTACATCCAGCTAACAAAAAGTTTTCAGATAGAATTATAGACATTATACACGCAAAGTATTTTGATAACGAGTATTTCAGATTGATTATAGTAACAATTAAAGATTACTATGAAAGGTTTGAAAAAGTCCCTGAGTGGGATACTTTAGAAACGGTTTTAAAAATGGAAATCAAAGACACGGTAACACAAGATTACGTGTTCGCGATGACCAAAGAAATTAGAAATTTAGAAGTTAAAGATTGGAGATTCGTCCAAGAAAAAGCTTTAAACTTTTGTAGACAACAAGAGCTAAAGAAAGCTAATCAAGAAATTTCTAAAATAGTTGATAATGGTGATTTTGAGAGTTATGAAAAATGTGCAGAAATCTTAAAAGACGCTTTATCGGTTGGAGCTGAAAAAGATGACGGTGTATCTATATCTGACGACTTTGAGTCGGTATTACAGGATGATTATAGAAACCCAATTCCTACGGGAATAAACGGTATTGACGAACTAACTGATGGTGGAATATCCAAAGGGGAGTTAGCGGTTGTTTTAGCACCTTACGGTGTTGGAAAAACCACAATACTAACAAAAATAGCTAACTCAGCTTATAACGCTGGGAACAATGTTTTACAAATTATATTTGAGGATATGCCGAAGGTGATACAACGTAAACACGCGGCATGTTGGACTGGTATAAACCTGAATGAATTAGCTGAGAATAAAGAAGAGGTAATAGATGAGGTCAGAAAAAAAACAGACCGTGAAAATAACCTAATAATTAAAAAATTCACTTCAGAGGGTGTTACCATAAACACGATTAAGTCTTATATAAGACACCTAATCGCTACAGGGACAAAAATAGATGTGGTTATATTAGACTACATTGATTGTGTTGAACCTGTTAAAAACTACAACGATTCGTGGACTGGAGAAGGTAATGTAATGAGAGCTTTTGAAACCATGTTGGTTGAGTTTGATATGGTGGGATGGACAGCGGTTCAGGGTAACAGAAGTTCAATTTCCTCAGATGTAGTAACGGGAGACCAAATGGGTGGGTCTATAAAAAGAGCTCAAATTGGTCACTTTATTATATCGGTGGCTAAAACATTACCACAAAAAGAGGCTGGTTTAGCAACTATAGCAATTTTAAAGTCTAGGTTTGGAAAAGACGGTGTTATATTTGAAAACTGTACTTTTGACAATGGAACTGTTTTTATTGATACAACAACCTCTGAAACTTTCTTAGGATATGAGAAAAAGGCAGAGGAAAAACAAGAGGAAAGGGTTCGTGAAAGAATTAAACGAGCTCGTGAACTTAAAGAGACTCAATCAAAGTCTCAAGAATAAAATAAATAATTTAAACTAAAAATTTAACAA